GACTTGCTTAGCTGCGAGATGTCAGTCAGTATCCTAACGAGTTGGAGTTAATCATGACCGAGTTAGAACAATGGGAAAAAGAGAATGAAGCCTTCCTGATCAAAATCGGTCAGGTTAAGCCAGTGGCTGCAAAGCCAGCAACCAAGAAAGATGAGGAATAAGCCGTGGCAGTTTATCTATCAAATGGCGTGAGTGTAACTGTTGATGCGGTTGATCTCTCAAGCCTAGTAAGTTCAGTAACAATCAATCGTTCATTCGATGAGCTAGAAGTTACAGCAATGGGTGACTCAGGACACAAGTTCGTTAAGGGTCTAGAAGCATCATCAGTAACAATCGACTTCTTTAACGATGCAGATACTAACAAGACACTACAGAAGCTCAACAGCCTTTGGGGAACATCTGCAACTGTAGTAATCAAGCAGACATCATCAGCAGTAGGGCCAACAAACCCTTCTTACACAATGTCATGCCTAGTCAATAACATTACACCTGTCAATGGCGCAGTTGGAGATCTTTCAACTCAGTCAGTTACATGGAATGTTAATGGCACAATCGCAGTAGCATCAGCATAATTAACTAAACAAAGGGGCTAAACATGGCAAAGCTAAAGATCGTTCGTAATGATGGAAGTGTGCTAGAAGGCGAGATTACTCCAGCAGTGGAGTACGCATTCGAGCAGTACGCTAAAAAGGGTTTCCATAAAGCCTTCAGAGATGAAGAAAAGCAATCGGATGTTTACTGGCTTGCATGGGAAGTCACACGCAGATCAGGTGAAACTGTTAAGCCTTATGGGATGGAGTTCATCGAGACACTTAAAAGTGTTGAGGTGCTTGACTCTGACCCTTTAGCTTAAAGCGCGATCTTCCATTCACCTACCTAATCGCTAGACTAAGCATTAGGTTGGGGATTGCGCCACAGCAATTATTGGACTTAGACAAGACCATGCTCAATGCACTTGTGCAAGGGCTTAAAGATGAAGCGAAAGAGGTGAGCGATGCCAACAGAAGTAAAGGGCGCGGTAGAGCTTAGAAAAGCCCTCAGAGCATTCACACCTGATCTGGCCAAAGAAACTCAAAAAGAAATTGCTGCAGTCTTAAAGCCTATCGTTACAAAGGCTCGCGGATTCATTCCATCGACTGCGCCTCTAAGTGGCTGGGCACAAAGCAACAATGGCACTTGGGGTAATCGTGTCTGGTCATCATCTGATGCCAAGCGTGGTATTGGTTACAAGACCACACCATCTAAAGTTAATCGCTCTGGCTTTCGTTCCCTTGCTCGCATTGTGAACGCATCTGTTTCTGGATCTATTTATGAGACTGCTGGTCGCAAGAATCCACAAGGCAGACCACAAGCACCAATGTCAGAAGTAGTTGCTCCAAGACATCCTAATTTTGGAAAAATGACACGCTCTGGATCTAAAGATCAATCGATGAGTAACAACCCTAGAGCTGGTCAGCAGTTTATAGAAGCGATGGATCGCACAGGCAAGATAGTCAATGCCTTCCAAAGAGCAGAAGGTCAATCAGGTCGCGCTTCTCGAAAGATGAGAGGTCGCGCTATCTTTCGCGCTTACGCTGAGGATCAAGGCAAGGCTAACGCAGCTGTTATCAAAGCGATTGAAAACTCGAAACTTGAGTTTGAGAGAAGGGTCAAGTAATGGCAGCCGATGTAAGAATTGACATAGCCGCGCAGTTTGTTGGCAAGAAAGCCTTCAAGGAAGCAGACACAGCCACAGAGAAACTCACCAAAAATGTCAAGAAGCTTGCCGGAGCAGTAGGTATTGCCTATGGTACTTCTGCGGTCATTGCGTATGGCAAGGCTTCAGTTAAGGCTTTTGCAGAAGATGAGAAAGCAGCCCTAAGACTTACTAGAGCAGTAGAGAATCTAGGTATTGGTTTTGCTAATCCTGCTATCGCTGACTACATAGGCAAGTTAGAAAAATCCGCTGCGATTGCAGATGACATTCTTCGTCCAGCGTTTCAGGGTCTATTGACCACGACTGGCTCATTGACTCAGGCTCAAAAACTTCTTAATGATGCAATTACAATCAGCCGCGCTTCTGGCATTGATTTGGCTACTGTTACCGATGATCTTGGTAAGGGTTATGTAGGTATAACTAGAGGACTTCAGAAATACAACACAGGTCTTACAAGAGCAGAATTACAGTCTAAATCTTTTAATGAAATTCTCGGAGTAATCTTAAAGAAGTCAGCAGGAGCAGCAGAAGATTATCTTGGCTCGACTGCCTACTCAATGGATGTCTTAGGTATTGCCACAGGCAATGCTTCCGAGATTATCGGTGGTGGGTTAGTCGATGCTCTGGCTCTTGTCGGTGGTGGCACAGAAGCAACAGATGCCGCTTATGTTATTGAGAACATTGCTACTGCCCTTGCTAAGGTTACAGTCCAAGCAGGTCGTACTGTTGGAGTAATTCCTACGCTTATTAAGAACCTAAAGAACCTGCCAAGAAACATCTTTCAAGGCTTTGCCGGAGCGCAGTTAGGCGTTAATGTAGTTATTCCTGAGAAGAAGGAAGAAGTAAAGCTTACACTTACTCAGAAGAAGCAAGAGGAATTGCTTGCCAAGTTAGAGAAGGATTCGCTAAGGCGAGAGAAAGAAAGACTTGCTCTAAAAAATAAGCAACTTGCTACCGATAAGGCTAAGGCTATTATCGCAAAGGGTGAAAATGCCTTGCTCAAAGGTGGCGAAGTCTTTGACATGGAGAAGATCCAGATTGCCGCAGCTCTTACTAATCAGGCTGAGCAACTTGGCAAAGCAACCAGCGCATCACAGGCTTTACAGATTGCTAACGATACGGCTCGCCTAAATGTCAAGCGTTCCATCCTTGTCCTAGAAGATGCTATTGCTTCTAAGGATGAAGCAGCAATTACAGCAGCAACCAATAAACTTAATGCAGATCTTAAAGTGCTTGGTGCATTATCAGGTCAGAGCGCAAAACTTACAGACATCAAGTCAATCCTTGAAAGCCTTAAACCAGCAGACTTAATCAATCTGGCTAACCTTGATGCTGCTATTGCTAAGATGATGGAATTGCTAAAACTGCAAGGCACTAAAACTCTAGTACCTACATCACCGACTGCACCATCTGTCAATGCCCCTAGCGGTGGCGGTGGTGGTGGAGGCAGTGCAAGTTATGCAAGTGTAGCTGCTAAAGAAGCCTATGATGCTGTTACTTACTTTGCAGAAAAGGCAACAGATGCCTTCCAGATTGTTGAGGACTCAGGCGCGTTTAACGCATTAGTAAACATGTACGCAGGTGGAGCAATAAATCCTTTCAATGCTGGATCATTCCGCGCAGCAGAAGGTGGATCTTTATTTAACTCAGGAGCGGTAGGTTCACGCGACAGAGACATTAACATAACAATCCAAGCCAACACCATTGCTAACCCAGATGAGCTAACTGACATGATCCAGAAATCTCTTATCACATTGAATAAGCGCGGTGACTACCTAACAACTGCTGGGACACTATGACCAGACCAGTCATCAATGTAATCATTAACTTCTCTACTGGAGCAGGCTTCGGCAACCCTTTTATTATCGATCAGGGCATCTTGGGCATCGATGTTCTTGGTGATGCAAGCGGCCCGATTGTAGATGTTTCTAATGTAGTCGATAGCATTGTGACTAACCGAGGACGGCAGATCTCAACTGAGCAATTCAACACAGGGTCATCGACCATTCGCATTCTTGATCAGAATGGTGACTTTAACCCACAGAACCCATCCAGCCCTTATTACACTTATTTAAGCCCTATGCGTAAGATTGCTATTACTGCAACTTATGAAGGTGTCACTTATCCAATCTTTGCTGGTTACATCACTAACTACAATACGACCACGCCTAAGTTCACAGGTGACTTGGTCTATACCACTATCTCAGCTGTGGATGGTTTTAGACTTCTTCAGAATGCTCAATTCTTTGGTGTCATTGATGGCACAGCAGGACAGACCACAGGCACAAGAGTTAGCAAGATTCTAAACACAATCGGCTGGCCTAACTCCATGCGTGACATTGACACAGGACTTACAACAGTTCAGGCAGATCCAGCAACTCAGCGCACAGCACTAGGGGCATTGCAGACTGTTGCTACTACTGAGTACGGAGCGATCTACATGAGCGCAGACGGCAATGTAGTCTTTCAAGATCGAGGATTGACTACATCCTCAATCGCTTTAACACCTACAGTCTTTAATGATAACGGCACAGCCATTGGTTATTTTGATGTTAAGTGGGTCTTAGATGATACTCAGGTGTATAACAAAGCAACTGTAACCCGTGAAGGTGGCACAGTTCAGACGGCCAGCGACACAGCCTCTATTGAAAAGTATTTTACTCACAGTTATAACCAGTCAGGGCTACTCATGCAGACAGATGCAGAAGCCTTAAACTATGCAAAAGCTTTCATTGCTAGTCGTAAAGAGACAGCCATCCGAGTCGATGAGCTGACACTTGACTTACAGCAGGACAATTACACAGCAGGCACTATTGCCGGCCTTGATCTTGATTATTTCGATCCAATCACTATCACTACTGCACAGCCTAACTCGACTACCCTGACTAAGACTGTGCAGGTCTTTAACATTACCCATCAAATCCGTCCCGATTCATGGAAGGTCAAGTTCGGCACAGCAGAGCCGATTATTGATGGCTTCATTGTCGGATCGTCTTTGTTCGGTATACTAGGCACTAGCGTTCTATCTTACTAAGGAGTAACAAATGGCAACAGGATTCCCGTGGAGTACAGGAGATGTACTTTCAGCAGCAGGTGTTAATGGGCTTGTTGCGTTCACACTCAACGCTCAGACTGGCACTACATACACAGCTGCAAGCACTGACCAGTATCAGGTGCTAGTCACCATGAGCAACGCTTCGGCTAATGCTTTTAAGATCCCTACTAACGCTTCTGTAGCGTTTCCAGTAGGTACAGTAATTACAGTCTTAAACATAGGTGCAGGTCTCTGTACTATCTCAGCAGTTACTTCTGGCACTACTACAGTGCTATCTGCTGGAGCAACAGCAGCATCACCTACAGTGGCACAGTACAAATCAGCAGCTTGCATTAAGACAGGTACAGATACTTGGTACATTGTTGGAGCAGTTTCGTAATGATTTCTAATGTAATTGCTGCTCAATTAGGTACACCTGTTCCACCAGCAAAAGCAACAGGTGGCACGATTACCTTCTCAGGTGGTTACTATTACCATACTTTTACAAGCAATGGAACATTTACACCGACAGCCAACATCACTTGTGATGTCTTAAGAATTGCTGGCGGTGGTGGTGCTTCATCAGGTGGATCAGGTGCCGGTGGTCTGCTTTATTCTGCAGCGCAATCATTTACAAGTGGATCTGCTAAGACTGTAGTTATTGGTGCAGGTGGCGCTCCGCGTGGTACTGCAACGAATGACAATGGTACTCAAGGATCAAGCACTACATTCACAGGATTAACAAGCTGCGATGGTGGCGGTTACGGATCCCAGTATTCAGGAGTCGCAGCAGGTGGTAATGGCGGTTCAGGCGGTGGCGGTGGTTCCACCGATGCACAAACTTCTGTAGGCGGTACTGCAACTGCAGGTCAAGGAAATAATGGTGGTGGCAATGGTGGATTCCTTGCCGCGCCTTATTCTTCTGGTGGCGGTGGTGGTGCAGGTGCTGCTGGCGGTAATGCAACATCAAGTACTCAAGCAGGTGCAGGCGGAGCAGGCACAAATACTTATTCAACTTGGGCAACTGCTACAAGCACAGGCGTAGGCGGATTCTATGCTGGCGGTGGTGGTGGCGGTATGTACGCTGGGCCAGCAACTGCAGGAGCAGGTGGATCTGGTGGCGGTGGAGCAGGTGCTATCTCAGTAGGTGGTGGAGTAAGTGGAACAGCCAACACAGGTTCAGGTGGTGGTGGTACTGGCCCCGGAGGAGTTCCGGGAACAGGTGGTTCAGGATTAGTAATTGTGAGGTATCTAGGATGAGTCATTGGGCAGAATTAGATACAGATAACAAAGTGCTTCGCGTAACTGTTGGAGACAATAATGATCCAGCAGGTGATGAAGGCTACCAATGGCTAATTGATAATCTAGGTGGCACTTGGGTAAAGACTTCTTACAATGCAAACATCAGGGGCAAGTTCGCAGCTATTGGCGATACTTACGATGCGGAAGCAGATGTCTTTGTTAGTCCATTGAATGAAGCAAGTGATGCAACCCTGCCATGAAGCCAAGATTAAGCAAAGCTGCTGTTCAGCTAAGAGAACAGTTCGATGATTCGTTCCCAGATCGTGACCGCACATCGGATGGTTGGATCGGTGATACCAGACACGCTGCTCGCAAGTCTGATCATAATCCAGATGAGCAAGGTTGGGTTCGTGCCATTGATGTGGACAAAGATTTATTCAAGGGTGGGAAGCCCGACATCATGGGAGATCTTGTCGATCAGCTTCGTCTCTTATCCAAGTCAAAAGCAGACAAGCGTATTAGTTACATCATTTACGATGGACGAATCTGCTCCAGCATCCTTAACTGGAAGTGGCGCAAGTACACAGGGGCTAACAAACACTCTAAGCACTGCCATGTTAGCTTTAAGAAAGAAGCTGACAATGATGGTGCTTTTTTTCAAGTATCTATGTTAGGCGGAGAATAATGAATGAATTAAAGACAGCAGCAGGCTCATGGGCTAGAGCGTTTCTAGTAGCAGCAATCTCAATGTATGCAGCAGGGGTCACAGATCCTCATGCACTCATCGCTGCCGGTATTGCTTCAATCCTTCCACCTGTATTGCGTTACCTCTCACCTAATGATCCGTCTATGGGAATTAAGAAGTGACACAGTCAGACTTCTTCACCCTTTACCTTGCCACCATTGCAGCACTTGGTGGCTTGTCTGGCTATGTAATTACACACCTGTTGTCTGAGATCAAAAGACTCAACACGCGAGTCGATGAGATCTATAACATACTTCTTGACAGGTAAACTTCTGCTATGGCAAGAAAAGCAACTAAGGCATTAGAGGAACAAGGTTACTCAAAGCTTGATGCTTATTGCATTGGGCTTTATGAGTATTTCTGTTCTCTGAAGCGAGCAGGTTTCGCTGAGGACATTGCCATGTTCATGATCACCGAGCCACAGGCTTACCCTCACTGGATTCTTCCAGATCCTATTGCGCCAGA